CAACATGTCCTGAAGGTCATCCACTCACGGAGGGATTCGGGTATTCTCTTGGGTGGGTCAACGATTCCTCAACACTGTCTATGGCCGCAGCTAACGTTACCGATATTGTCGGTGATGCGATGCAGCCCCTCCCCCCGCCCGTTCCACTCCCAGAGGAAACCTGATGAAGTTCAATCACTATATTCGTAAACCATTCACTGTTGAAGCCGTTGAGATTACACTTGAGAACATCGAAGCGGTAGCAGAGCTCGTCGGCGAGGTACGGTACAAGGACGGCATTCCTTATATTGCTATCAACCGTCGACTGGTCCCCAACATTCACCGTGCATATCTTGGATGGTATGTGACTAAAATGGGTGACAACTTCCGTTGTTATTCCGACAAGGTCTTCCTCGAGCAGTTTGCTGAGCATGAGCCTGGTGCGGGATATTTCTTCGAGGAGAGTCCTGACCCGGATGAGTACACGCCAGTTCCCTTGGATGATCAGGGTGGCATGACGGTGGCGCACAATGTGTTTGACGAGGAATCAGGCAAATTCAAGTTGGTGATTACTCCTCCGGGAGGGTGACTTCGCACAAAAAACAACGTGTATAATGAGAGAACTTGAGGAATGGCTTCGTGCCGCCTTAACCTATTAACAGAATGGCTTTGTGCCGCTGAGGTTATATCTAAGATTTGTTCGGATAGTTAAGTTCTCTCATTTCAATTTTTTAATTTATGAGGAGAGAAATGGAATCGGGCAACCGTTATACACGAATTAAGGAACATTTCAAAAACAACAAGAAGACATACCTTTGGTGTGGAGTAACCGCAGTAACAACGGCAGCGGCTGTCATTTTTGCATCCAGAAGTGAGACTAACGTTACAACGAAACAGTTTACTCTTACTGGAGATAACATGGCAACCATTGTAAACATCACTAAGCCCGGTAATTCTGGTAATGTGATATTGGATCCAAATTCCTTGAAAACGTGGTTGAGTCAAAACAAGGTTGCGCAGGATTTGGGAAAATCCAGAGCTGAAATTCAACGTATGATCGAAGCCGGGGATCTTCTTAAGATTCAGGACGGATCGATATCTCAATTGAGCGTCGGCTGAGCGACGTTAAATAGCCTTTAGGCTCAGAGCGGCTGGTCTGCCATCAGGTAAGAAGTATTTCGCCCTTCGAAAGAGGGTCTGCCCCCTCTGGGTCAGGATGGTACTGCGTCATACTCGCCAGCATAGACTGTGAAGGACACACAGAAACGTTAAGAGGATATATTGCCCCTTAACGGGTTAAACAAAAAATCGGCTGCGTGATACAGGAGTTCAACGGATCTTCCTCCGGAAACGACAGCTTATGTGGAGGTGGGGCACTGGTTTCCCCCTTTAATCGTCAACCCTAGAGTCTATACAGGCATGTATTTATATCTAGAAACAATTGTCGGTCAACTCGGAAGCACATAAGCGACGTAGCGACGCAGGGGTATAAACGGGGCATAGCGACCCTAGGGCTACCTACAAACGTTTATATCTCTGCAATTTCTTGGTAGGGCCCGACCGTCATTGGAAGGGACTGTGTGTATGCGACTGTGGCGCACACCTTGACCAGTAATAGCAGCCACTAACGTTAGCCATATATTCAGGCTGGCGTTGTGTATAAAGTCCCCGTGCTGCCGGGGCAATTTCTGCATCCTGTGAACTAACACAGCACTATATCCTACAACGGGCGGACATAGGAAACAAAAAATTCCACGGGACTTCTCACCCCGCTGGAGCGTGAGAGGGGGTCGTAGGCTGTTGTTCCTGCAGCCTCCCCCCTCTCCGCATATTCGTGTATACTAATTCTTAATCAACAACCATAAGGAGAAGGAAATGCCTGCAAACCTGGGCCTTGCGTCCAACGAAGAAATGATGCGCGAACTGATCTGTCGGTTCAAGATGGAGCAGTACACGAACGGAAGCGATATCTCCGTGCATAGGGCGATTGAACGGGCATTGATCTTGTCCGAGATGATCGGCAGTATGGATGCGCCTGAGCGTGAATATCGGGTTGTGGACGGAGAAGAGCGTCAGCAAGTCCCGTACACTCCGAAACGAGTCAAGTACAATAATCCGATCAAGAACAAGCCGGTGAAGCGCGGCCCTCGCGGTTCGAAGAAAGAGCGGGATATTCGCAATACGATGATCTACGGAATGCATGTGCAGGGAAGGACGAACGCTCAGATCGCGGATACGCTGGGGTTGAGTGCCGAGCATGTCCGTCAACTCGTCAGCAAGAAGAAGGACGAGAACGACGCTCTGGTGATCCTTGAGAAGGCAATGCCCAGTGACTAAGGACGAAGCAGATAATGCTCTGCGTCAAGCAATAATGGATCACGCTAAAGCGTATGACATGCAGGCTGCTGATGAGTTACTTGATGAATACGCAATCATATCCTCATGGCAACCGCTTGAGGCACGAAACACTCGTAGCTACACATTGCACTTCCACACGGAGCATATTCCGGCGCATGTAGCAGCAGGCTTGTTCAGTGTCGCTCAGAACATTCTCATGGATCAACAGAATGAGGACGATGATGACTGATTTCGAATACGAAAACCTACTGAGCGTAATTAGCTTTGAGGATTTCTTATATCGTGATTACCTCAAGCACGAGCAAACACTCTTGAAGCCTCGACTGAAAGCGTTGGGATTCAAGGATATTTCATTCGTGGATGGAGAGTCTGACAACTTCGGTCCGCTTAGTCGTATCTGTCGATGCACTGACAAGCGCGGGAAGCAGCGTCAGTTTTACTACGGGTAAGAACGCCAGGCCTTCCTAGCAGGTAGCTAGGCTTACGAAAGGAGAAGCTATATCTAGACGAACGGAAACGCGGTTTAGTCCTACTCTCCTGGCGGAGATGCGACACCCTGCGTGAATTCCACTGCCTGGGTATGCAGTAAAACTGCCCCTATATCCGCGGGCACAAACCAGAAAGGGAACCATGGGACAATACCGATATCCTCCTGCTCTCAATTCAGTGAGGGATGAAAACGGGGACGAGGCTTGGACGGTCATTGAGACGTTCCAAGATGGTGAGATTGAGACTCACGAATTCAGCGACAGGGAAGAAGCTCTTGCCAAGATCGAAGAGCTCCGTTCGGCGGACAACCCTGTGGAAGAAGATATTCCGGAATCACCAGAACCGGTTGAAGCAGTAGCAGAAGATCCAGCAGTAGAAGGAGAGCCCGATGGGGGTTGAGTTTAACAAGGATTCATATCCTCCCAGCATTCACTGGGAAGCCACTAAGGACACACACCCGCAGTGGGTTGTGACTGAGACGAGCGATGAGGGTGAAGTTACGACTACGCCCTTTGATACGCGTAAGGAAGCAGACGAGTATATTGTTGGCCTCACTCCTGTGGAGCCTGAGGATGACGATGAGGATTCAAATCCTGCTGATCCCGCGGATGCAGAAAAGACGACTCGGCGCGTAGCCAAGAAGTCTGCAGCAAAGAAGTAACTGATTGGCACCTGGGGCATGTGCGACTAAACTGCCCCCTCTTCGCATATTATTCAACTTGTATAATGAGACCCCACTACAAGGAGATAATAATGAACAAGACCAATGTCGTTGCACTTTGCACCGTTGCTTTTCTAATTGGAGAAGGTCAGGCCCTATACCGAGCGAACCGCAGAATCAAGAAGCTGAGTCGGAAGAATGATATTCTTCAGATGAAAGTGACTGCATTCTGTGAGTTCACCAAAGACGTGTACGGCAATGACCTCCACCCAATGGAAGCCGCGAAGAAGTTCAACGAGGCTGCCGACTTCATCAATCTTATTGATGAGCTCTAGAAGCTAAGGCGCCTAACAAGGCGTCTAAGCTTTTCGTTCTCGCAAGAAAAACATGCCTTATAATGAGAGATATTCACCCCCATTTTAAGGAGAGAACAATGAACGAAACCGTCGTTTCCGAACTTACTGGATCTGATTTCACACCCACAGACCTCATCGCAGCTATCGCTGTTGGCTATATTGCCGGCACCGTTGCATGCTTTGTCGTCGACCGGGTTGCGAAGAAGATCCGCAAGCACAAGGACGCAAAGGTAAGTCAAGACATCACAATGATGCTTGGTGAATCCCACTGAAGCTATGAGCCCTAACAAGGGCTCTAAGCTTTTCATTTTTATCAACACAAACAGAAGGAAGCATAATGGACAAGGAAAAGATTAAGCAGTTTATCAAGGACAACAAGCGTGAGATCATTGCTGCGAGCATTGCTACGGGTGTCACCCTGATTCTGGTCAAGCGTAATATTCGCCTGAACTACATCAGCTACAACGACGCGAATGCCTATATTCGTGCGGCATACGATCCCATCAATGGTGATTGGTTGCTCCCCGAAAACAAGCACAAGGTTCTGCAACTGTACCCGTGATGTAAAGAAAGTGAGGTGTCCTGACAAGGCATCTCATTTTTACCCTATCGTACTTAGTAAGGAGAGAAATGCCTAAAGAAGACTTGGTCAATCATCCAAAACATTACAAGGCGTACAAAGGTCTTGAGGTGATTGATCTTACTGAGCAAATGAATTTCAACAAGGGCAATGCTGTGAAGTATATCTGTAGAGCAGGCTTGAAAGAGACAGAACCTGAGGTACAGGATTTGCGGAAAGCGATCTGGTATTTGGAACGAGAGATCTATCGTCTTGGGGGTGATCCTGATGGCAGCGCCTAAGGCTCGAGGAAGTCATGGTACTCCTGGAATCGTGACGACAGGATCAAACGTACGTCCACTAAAAGGTCGCCCAAAGCCCAAGCACGTAATCAAGCTTATATTCACGATGGAGAAGTGGGATTGGGTGTATTACGTTGGAACAAAGGAAGTTGCAGTCAGCCCTCGATCATACCCTCTTATGGCGCATGCATCACGGAATGCGCGTACTTTCAGAGAACTATTGGCTAATGCTGATATTTGTGAGATTGTACCGCCACTAGACCACAAGTATTCAGGAGGGTGAATGCATAAGAACGGTGAGTCTACGGAATTCGATCTGATGATCGGTGGAACAGCTTGGACTATTGATGAGTCTTTCGGGACGTACTCTTATATCCTTGCGATGAACCATGGATCAACAGTTCTTACGATGCTAAGGAATGCTATGGCAGAGAAGGATATTCTCTTTCCGCCTGTATGGCGTATGCGCGTTCTTGTGATGCCTGAGGGATACAAAGGTAGTTATTCGTTCAGAGATTGGGATGAATACCAACCGCAATACCTATTCGAATTCAAACGACTCGACGATCTAGCGAAGAGCTACTTTGCGGAAAGGGAGGAATGAAGAAGTTCCATATTCACGTATGGCGACCGTCCTATCAATTCCAGATTCCACATGCTGTGTGTAAGACTTGTGGGCTTATCTCTACGCGTCCTAGATGGCCTTGGTGGAGAGGCGAGAAGTAATGGACGGCGTCATATGGTCAGTAGTTATATTGTTTGGCGTGTTTATGATCATACTAATCATTGACGCATTAATAGGAGATGAGGATGAATGAAGCTAATGCAACACCAGCTCGACGCCATCGACAATCTCGACAACGGCAAGATATTGTGGGGTGGAGTTGGAACTGGAAAGACGGCGACAGCCTTAGGGTACTACATAGAGAAAGAAGCTCCGAAGGACATATATGTTATCACTACAGCTAAGAAGCGTGACTCACTCGACTGGAACGGAGAGGCAGCAGGATTTGGAATCTCGACAGTTGGCAATACTGGACACAGTGGAAAACTTACTGTTGATTCCTGGAATAACATTGGACGATACATTGACGTTGAGGATGCATTCTTCATCTTCGACGAACAGCGAGTCGTGGGAACTGGTGTTTGGGTCAGATCATTCATAAAGATTGCGAAGAAAAACAGATGGATATTATTGAGTGCCACGCCCGGCGATACATGGATGGACTACATCCCAGTGTTCGTAGCGAATGGGCTTTATCGAAATGCTACAGAGTTCAAACGGGAGCATGTGGTGTATGCGCCGTTCTCAAAGTTTCCCAAAGTGTTGAGATACACACAGGAGAGAACGCTCGAAAAGTACCGTAACATGCTCCTTGTGGAGATGCCTTATATTTCACATACGAATAGAATCATCGAAGACATTCCCGTTGAACACGACGTGGCTTTGATGAGGGATACCGTAGTGGGACGCTGGCACCCTTATGAGGATAGACCGATTAGGGATATTTCAGAGCTCTTCTTCGTGATGAGAAAGATAGCTAACAGCGATCCTTCGAGGCTCGAGACGATCCGTTTACTGATGAAGCAACACCCTCGACTAATCATATTCTACAGCTTCAATTACGAGCTCGAGATACTAAGGAAACTAGCAGATGAAACTAACATTGGGGAGTGGAACGGCCACCGAAAAAACCCTATTCCGGACACGGAGCGTTGGGTCTACCTTGTCCAATATGTGGCAGGTGCAGAAGGCTGGAATTGCACTTCTACGGACGCTATGGTCTTCTATTCTCTCACATATTCTTACAAAAACTTTCAACAAGCTCAAGGACGTATTGATCGTCTTAATACGGATTTTGTGGATTTGCATTACTTCGTACTTATCTCTGATTCAGTTATTGATCAAGCGGTGCGTAAAAGTTTGAAAAATAAGAAGCATTTTAACGAAAAGGTTTGGGCCAAAAACATGCTCTGACCTGGTGTTATACACATTTTAGGGTACTAAGTACTGGAACCAGGTTTTCGAGGTAAAAACTTTTATATAATGGTACTAGTCCAATACTTACTCTTTTCTCTGTACGCGAGCTTAAAAGTATTATAAGTACTGGACTACCCCTTTATATAAAAAGTTTTTTCCCTCAAAACCTGGTTCCAGTACTTAGTAGTAGAAAGGAGACAGGATGCAAGAAATTTGGGTAGAAATTAGAGAGTTCCCCGTTTACAGCATTAGTAATCTTGGGCGCATTATCAATCACGAAAAAGGATGGCCAATTCGACAAAGTATGAACAGTTCGCACATCATGAAAGTGGGCTTAGTTAAGGATCATACACAGTATACGAGATCTGTTAAAGTACTAGTCGCTGAGCATTTCGTATCTGGACGCACAGACCTTTTCAACACACCTATCCAGTTAGATGGAGATCCGTATAATTGTAGAGCTGACAACATTGTGTATCGGCCTAGATGGTTCGCTATGAAGCATGTGATGCAGTTTCACGATATTCGTCCAACCAATCTGAATACACCAATCAAAGATGCAAGGACCGGTGATACTTACCCAAATGTAGTTGCGGCAGCTATTGCTAATGGTTTACTCTTTATCGATATTTGGAAGTCAATCAACTTTGGCGAGGCTACGTTCCCTACCTGGCAGACATTTGAAATTGTGCGTTTTTAGCCAATTAAGTATTATGTAGCAGCGAATTCAAGCCATGTAATAGGGGGATGGCCGATTTTCAGGTCATTCCATTTAACTTTTTATAGGGGATTTATGCGAGAAAGCGCTTACCAACGTTTGGTCATTGAACGTCTAGAGTACGAGTTTCCTGGTTGTGTCATTCTTAAGAATGATCCAAACTATATTCAAGGAATGCCAGATCTACTGGTTTTGTACCAAGACCGATGGGCAATGTTGGAGGTAAAGGCTT